ACGGTGACGCCGGATCGGGTGAGCTTCTGGCAGGACGGGCAGGAGGTCGCGTATTTAAGCGACAAGAAGCTGCATTTCCCATCCGGGACGCTGGAGGCGGCGGGGGCGGTGCTGTCCGGGAAGATCACGGCGGCAGCTGACTCGACGTTCGGGCCGTGGACGATCTCAGAAAGCAGCATTTACCGCACGGCCAATGAATTTGGGGGCAGCGCGAGCATGTACTTCGGCACGAGCGGGCTTTCCATCAAGGACAAATTCAAGGTGGACGCGAACGGCAAGCTGACGTGCACGGGGGCTGAGATCGGCGGAACGATCAACGCAACGGATCTGAAGCTCGACGGTACGAGCATCCAGACGAAGCTCAAGCAGATCATGGATGAGATCAACATCATCAGCAACGGACTTGAGATCGCGGGCACAAACTTCTCGAACGGCACGATCGGCGGCGCGGAGGGCAGTCTGCAGTTTACGTCCTCCAGCTCGGCGGCCTATGCGGTCGACCTGTCCGGCCCGGCGGTGCGCGTGCGCTCGACAAGCGGCGATGTGTATCTGCAGAACGCGGCTGGGACAGCCAGTATGCAGATAAAATCGGACGGGAGTATCCGGTTTATCGCTTCCGGCGGCGTAAGCGGCATTACGCCGGTGTTCGGATAAGGGGGCTGGCTGAATGGCAACGCTGTCCGGCGCATCGGGTACGCCGACAAGTATCACGCTGACGGTATCCGGTATGTCGTCAACGACGAAGTACAAACGGAAATATGAATATATCCTTGCGGGACAGGTCATGGCGACGGTGACGGACACGACTGCGGGCACGACGACGGCCCACCGGGTCATTACCGGTCTGACGCCGGACACGCTGTATATCTGCCGCGTGCGGATCTACAACAGCAACACGGGGGCGCTTGTCGCCGAGACAAACTCCATCAGCGTGCGGACGCTGGCACAGTCGACCTCACAGGCGACGGTCAGCATTCTAAACTTCCTGGATAACCTGACGCAGCTGGCGAGCGGGTCCTTCAAAGGCGATATCGGAAATACGTTTTACATCTCGGCCGCGGGCACGCAGTATCAGACGTACTCGCAGCAGTATCATTTCCTGTACTTCCGGCTCTCGTCGCAGAACTACAACACGGAGCACGACGCGAGCTACCCGATCCCCATCCAGGAAGGGCAGACCGTCAAGGTCTACTACCAAAGCAAGACCGCGACGGTCCCGATCTACAACTACCTGGACGGGCAGCACACGCTGGCAGACGGGTCCGTCTCCGGCACGATCGGCAATTCGTTCTTCCTGTCCATGTCCGGCACGCAGTACCAGACGTATTCGCAGGAGTATGAATTCCAGTATTTCAGGCTCGCGTCGGAAGGGTATGCGACAAATCACGCGGCGACGGAGACGATCCCCATTACGAGCGGGCAGGCCGTGCGCGTGTACTACAAGACGAAGATCACGGCAGTCGCGCCGGTTATCAACGGGGTCACGCTGACGAAGGACACGGCGACGGTCACATGGAACAAAAACGGAGGCGGGTACGGAAGCTGGACGCTCTACTGGGGAAAGACGAGCTATACGGCCATCGGCTCGCAGTCGATCGGCAGCTCGCCGGTGACGGTCTCGGGGCTGGACCCGGGCACGACGTATTATTTCTGGATCGTCAACAAGGCCGGGACGGACTCGAAGACGTCCAACACCGTATCCGGCGAGACGAAGGCACAGATAGCGGCCTTCGCGTGGACGAGCGACGATGCGTCGTATATCGCGGCGGGGAAGGCCGTGACATACCTGACGGCGGCGAGCTGGAACCGGCTGACGGCGAAGATCAACGAGGTCCGGGCCGCCAGAGGCTACGGGAGCATTTCCTTCACGACGGCCTACGCCGGGCAGACGATCACGGCAGCCATCTACAACGAGGCGGCAAACGCCATCGGGAATCTGGCAGGCGCGGGAAGCGTCAGAACGGTATCGGAAGGGACGAAGCTGGAAGCGGCGTACTTTGCAAACAGCTATTCCGCGCTCAAGGAAGCGCTCAACCGGGCAATCAGCAGTTATAACGGATAGGAGGAGCTATGAATATCACAAAAGCAGTGGTGCAGCTGCGGGGGCGGCTGATCGAGGCCATCAACGAGGCGGGGCTGCCGCCGGTCATCGTGGGCTTTGTGCTGGACGGGATCCAGAACGAAGTGGCAAGACTCACGGCGGAAGACCTGCGGAAGGAGGAAGCGGACAATGCAGACAGAGCAGATGCAGACGACCATGCAGAATGACACGGCGAGCGGGCTGACGGCGCGAAAGGCCATCGGCGAAGAGCAGGCCAGAAAGGCCATGGACACGCTGCAGAAATACCGGCAGGGCAAGAGCGCGCTGGAGGCGCGGGTCATTGCTTCGGAGGACTGGTGGCGCATGCGAAGCTGGCAGCGGATCCAAAAAGGGAACCCGGAGGATGACAAGTGGACGTCGGCGTGGCTCTTCAACGTCATCATGGGCAAGCATGCGGACGCGATCGCGGCCTATCCGGCCCCGGCCATCCGCCCGCGGGAACCGGACGACCGGGAGGAGGCAGCGAAGCTTTCCTCGGTGCTGCCGGTCATTCTGGAACAGAACGACTTCGAAGAGGTCTATTCAGACAGCCAGTGGACGAAACTCAAGCAGGGCACGCTCATCTGGCACGTGAAGTGGGATCCTTCGAAGCTGAACGGCCTCGGGGATATCTCGGTGCAGCCGGTGGATATTCTGTCTTTCTTCTGGGAGCCGGGCGTCCGGGATCTGCAGAAGTCGAAGAACATCTTCCTGACGGAGATGGTGGACAACGATCTGCTGGTCGAGAAGTACCCGGAGCTGCAGGGAAAACTCAACTCCAAGCAGCAGGTGCAGCAGAAGTACAACACGGACGACGTCATCAATTTTGACAACAAGTCGATGGTGGTGGACTGGTATTACAAGAAATATCAGAACGGCCGGCAGGTGCTGCATTTTGCAACGCTGGTGGGCGACACCATCCTGCAGGCGACGGAGAACGATACGGAACAGAAATATGACACGCTGACGCTGCCAGACGGGAGCATTGTGCAGCAGCCGGTCGGAAAGCCCATGGCGGAGACGGGACTGTATGACGACGGGGAATACCCGTTCGTGGTCGACGCGCTGTTCCCGGTGGAGGGCAGCATTGCCGGGTATGGGTATATCGACATCGGCAAGTCGACGCAGGAGCAGATCGACCGGATGAACCAGGCGATCGTGAAGAACGCGATCATGACGACGACGCCAAGGTGGTTCAAGCGGTCGGACGGGTCGGTCAACGAGCAGGAGTTTGCGGACTGGACGAAGCCGTTCGTGCATGTGGATGGGAATCTGGGGCAGGACAGTCTGCAGCCGATCCAGGTGAACATGCTCAACAGCAATTACATTGCGATCTTGCAGAACAAAATTGAAGAGCTCAAGTGGACAACGGGAAACACGGACGTCAACAACGGCGCGACGAGCTCCGGCGTGACGGCGGCCTCGGCCATTGCAGCGCTGCAGGAAGCGTCCGGCCGGAGCAGCAAGGACTCCACAAAGTCGGCTTACCGGGCCTACGCACGGATGATCCGGATGGTCATTGAGCGGATCCGGCAGTTCTATGATCTGCCGCGGCAGTTCCGGATCATCGGGCAGCGCGGGGCAGAGCAGTTCGTAGAGTACAGCAATCAGGGACTGCAGCCACAGACGCTCTACGGCGAGAACGGACAGCCGGACGGGCTGCGGAAACCGGTCTTCGACATTGAGGTCTCGGCGCAGAAGGCAAGCGAGTACGCATCCATGGCGCAGAACGAGCTGGCACTGCAGTTCTTCCAGCTGGGGTTCTTCAACCCGCAGATGGTGGACCAGACGCTTGCAACGCTGGACATGATGGACTTTGACGGGAAGGACTCAATCATCCAGAAGGTCCAGGAGAACGCGGACCTGCAGCAGCGGCTGGTCGAGTGGCAGCAGCTGGCGCTGGCGTTGGCAGACCGGTACGATCCGGTCATGGGTGAGGGGCTGGCGCAGCAGATCCTGCAGGAGGGCGGACAGGCAGTCCCGCAGGCGAGCGCCGCGGCAGCGGAGAAGCCGGAGATCAACACCGGCGAGACGCAGGAGCCGAAGATCGTGGAGAATGCGCGCAAAAAGTCGGAAGAAAGCACGCAGCCGGGATAAGAACCGACGCACAAGCTCGGCTTGCGCGTCGGAAAGGAAGAAATGATCTCAGAGGATAAGAGCCGCCGCTTGCGGCGGCCCGTTCCGGCGAGATTATTTCTGACTGGCGTGGGGTGAAGTTGGGAAAAGTTTGTGCTACGATGATTTTAGAATAAACGCCAGAAAGGAATTTACAGCATGGAAGGCGAATTCACGGGCGCAAGCGCTCAGACCATGGGCGCAGCTGACGTCGCCGGTCAGCAGAGCGGGCAGGAGGCAGCCGCACAGGCGCAGGTGCAGCAGCAGCCGGCCAACGTCCCCGACGCTCAGGGACAGGGTACACAGCAGGAAGAAACGTTTGACAGTCTGATCCGGGGCCGCTACAAGCAGGACTTTGATTCTGCTGTGCAGAAGGTCGTAAAGCAGCGCGTGCGCGGGCTGAACCAGTACAAGGGGCAGGCCGAGGCGATGGCGCCGATCATTGACCAGCTGGGCGCGCTCTATGGGATCGACACGTCGGACCCGCGGAAGACGGACTTCGCGGCACTGGCACAGCGCTTTTCCGCTGACGAGCGGCTTTATAGCGCGGAGGCCATGGAAAAGGGCATGTCGGCGGACGCCCTCAAAAAGGAGTACGCCGGCAGGGCCGAGAATACGGCCATGCGGCGGCAGCTGCAGGAGTACCAGATGCGAGAAGCCTTTGCCGGGATCCAGGCAGACTTTGCCCGGGATGTGACGGCGCGGTACGGCGCGGACTTTGAGACCGAGATGCAGAACCCGGATTTTGCGCGGCTCATGGGCGCGGGCGTGCCGCCGAAGACGGCCTATGAGGTCATCCACCAGCAGGAGATCGCACAGGCACAGGCGCAGCTGGTGGCGAACCAGGCGCGGGAGAACGTCATGCGGACCATCCAGGCGCAGGGCGCAAGGCCGCAGGAGATCGGCTCCGGCGCTGCGGGCGGAGAGAACGTCCCGATGAAAACACACTGGTCACGCGCGGAGGTGGAGGACATGCGCCGCCGCGCGGCAAGAGGGGAACGAGTGATTCCCTGAGAAAGGAGATAGGAAATCATGTTTAAATCCAAAGTCGGATTTCAGTTTTTTGCTGACGCCGGTACGCTCGTCAACGCGACCGGCAACTACGTAAACGCAGGCACCGGCCAGACGACCGCATTCAGCGGCAACGACACGCTCGCGCCGACCATGAAGACGTTCTACGACACGCAGCTGCTCGAGAATGTACGCCCGGATCTTTACCACGCACAGTTCGCAGAAAAGCAGGCGCTGCCGCGCAACCACGGCAAGACCGTCGAATGGCGCAAGTGGAACACGCTGAAGGACGCGGAGACGTTGACCGAAGGTGTTATCCCGACGGGCCAGAAGATGGGTCAGTCCAGCATGAACGCCAGCATCGAGCAGATCGGCACGTACGTAACGATCTCTGATCAGCTGGAACTGCATGCGCTTGACAATATGATTCTCGGCGCAACAGAAGAACTCGGCGCTTCGGCGGCTCTGTCCATCGACAAGCGCGTGCGAAATGTCGTTGTGGCGGGCCACAATGTGCAGTACTGTGACAAGGTGTCGAGCTCTGGCACACACACGGCGGTCACTGGTCGCTCCGGCCTTGACAAGACGGCACTTCTGACGCCGCTCGAGATCAACAAGGCGGTGACGACGCTCAAGAAGCTGGGCGCAAAGCCAATCAACGGAAAGTATGTCGCTATCATTCACCCCTCCGTTTCTTTTGATCTGCGCAACTCCGATGGCTGGGTCGAGGCGCACAAGTATGCAGCAGTGACGGAGATATTCAATGGCGAGATCGGCGAGCTGCACGGTGTGCGCTTTGTGGAATCGAACAACGCAAAGGTGTTCAATGACTCCACTTGCCCGGTGAAAACAGCCGCATCTGACGGCAATCCTGCGGTCCACTACAGCGTTTATCCGACGCTTTTCTTTGGCAAGGGAGCGTTCCGGATGATCGACCCGGAGGGCGGAAATCTTGAGATGATCGTCAAGAACAAGGGAGAGATCGGCGGCCCGCTGGATCAGTTCTCGACCGTCGGCTACAAGGCCGAGATGGCGACGAAGATCGTCTATGAAGACCGTATGGTTCGCGTGGAAAGCTGCAGCTCGTACTCCGAGACAGACGAGGCAAACTAAGGAAGGAGAAAACAGCTATGGCAGAAGCAGCAAAGAAAAGCGCGTGGGATGAGAAACGAACTGTATTTATCGAACGCGGGATGGCAAGCGAGGAACAGAGCCAGTTCGTGTGCGTGAACGGAAGAACGTTTCAGGTACCGAAAGGAAAGAACGTAGAGGTTCCGCTTCCGGTATATGAGGTGATCGCAAACGCGCGGATGGCGGCTGAAGAGGCGCGCCGGCAGGCGAAGGAAGAAGACAAGTGAATGCCCATGACGGCATGAAGCAGAGGAAGGGGCAGAAATGCCCCTTCTTTTGGTAAGGAGGGGACTATGAAAATCAGAGAAGCAATCGAGACGGTCGACCGGTTACTGCCGAACCAGTACGAGACGCCGGATAAGGTCCGGTGGCTGTCGGAGCTGGACGGGATCGTGTACCGGGATATCATCTGTACGCACGAGCACGAGAAGGAACCGGAGCCGTTTACGGGCTATGGGGAGGACGTGGACTTAGAGACCCAGCTTCTGATCCCGTGGCCGTATGATGAGATCTACCGCTGGTATCTGGGGATGAAGATCTGCGACGCCAACGGGGAGACGACGAAGTATGCGAACGAGGCGGCGAAATACAACAGCTACTATCAGGGATATTTCAATGCCTACAACCAGGCGTACATGCCGAAGCAGTACGCGACACATTTCAAGCTTTAAGGCGGTGAGACTATGAGCGTATATCGAGTAGAGTCGGGCGGCAGGGCCCCGGCGGGGCTTTCGGCCGGCGACGAGGTCGTGACCGGCGGCGGCACGTACCGCATCACGGGCGTGAACGCGGACGGCAGCTACCAGTCGCAGCTGGTGAACAAGAACCAGACGACGAGGAACTACGGCGGCAGCTATCAGACAAGGAACAGCCCTTACACCATGTCCGGCGTGTCGGACTACACGAGAAGCAAGCTGAACGGGCTGGAGAGCGGGTACACGCCGTCGGGCAGCGTGCAGGCGGCGCAGGCGTATCTGGAGCAGGTCAAGGCCAGCAAGCCGGGCGCGTATCAGTCGCGATGGGACGATGAGCTGACGAGCCTGTATGACCAGATCCGGAACCGGAAGAAATTCAGCTATGACATGGGGACGGATCCTCTGTACCAGCAGTACAGGGAGCAATACCAGCGGCTCGGGCGGCTGGCCATGCAGGACACGATGGGACAGGCGGCGGCACTCACGGGCGGCTACGGATCGACCTACGGTGAGCAGGTGGGCCAGCAGGCGTACAATGCGTATCTGCAGAACCTCAACGACATCGTGCCGCAGCTGCAGCAGCAGGCATACCAGCGGTATCAGGATGAGGGGACGGACCTTTATAACCAGTACAGCCTCGTGAAGGGCCGGGAAGATACGGACTACGGCCGGTACCGGGATACGGTCAGCGATTATTATTCGGATCTTTCGGATGCGCGGAGCGCGTACAACTCGGAACGGTCGCTGGACCAGAGCCAGTGGGCGACGATGCTCGACTACTGGGCGCAGAAGGCCAACAACGAGAACGCCGCCTACCTGCAGGCGCTGGCGGCGGAGCAGGCCGCGGCGAAGAAATCCGGCGGCGGAGGCGGCGGTGGGAGAAGCAGTTCATCTTCCAAGCTGAGCGACAAGAAGAACAACACGCTTGCAAAAGCGGCGCAGGCGTACCGGGCAAAGAACCCGAATGTATATCTGGACAGCCGGACGCTGGATAACTACCTCAACAGCAAGGGCTACAATGCGCTGGAGTCCAATACGTTCAAGGCGTATCTGGAATACTACGGCGCGACGTATCTACGGCAGCGGTAACGGAGGGAAGCATGGGACGAATCACACTGACAGAGGAACAAAAGCGGATTGCAGAGAGCATCCGCAGCGGACAGGGAGCCAGCACGCAGCAGGCTCCCTCCGCCTATCGCGGCGGAAGAATCACGCTGAACCAGAAGCAGATCCAGATCGCGAGCAAGTACGGCCTGCCGAACCCGGACTACGGGAAGAACGCGCAGAGCGGGCAGACAACCGTGGACGACCCGCTGCATAAGCAGTATGCGGCGTTTATGGCATATCAGAATGCCGTGCGCGAAGCGGAGCTCGCGCAGATCGAGCCGGGGGCCGCGCTGAAGGGCCGGGCGAGCGGACAGAAGAAGACGGAGAATGCGGGGGCGGAGACCGACGGGAAGGTATCAGAGCAGGAATACGGACGGTCTTCCGCGATGCAGACGCAGTACGGGACGTACCAGAATTATCTGCGCGGCGTGGAGGCGGCGCAGGGGCTGAAGCTTGGGACGCTGGCGCTGCAGGGACAGAGCGCACTGCTGGCCGGCCGGTTTGCGCCGGCCACGCAGCAGGTGCGGGAGGACGTGGATGCGCAGAACCGGCGTGCAAAAGCGGCGCAGACCGTGCAGCGGGATCAGGTGCGCGGGATGCGGCGGACGTCGCAGGAGCTGGACAAGCAGATCGAGGCGCTGGAGATCGAACAGGCGGACACGCATTTCTCCGGGACCGGGCTTTCGGAAAATGGGAAGAGCGTGACGCAGCTGCAGAACGAGATCGACGCGCTGAAGGAGCGCAAGGCGCAGGTCGACAGCCAGAGCGTGCTGGCCCGGGCACAGGAGGCGATCGGGAACCTGAGTAAGGAAGACCAGAATCTGCTCCGGCAGTACCGCGGGCAGGAACTGAACGGATATCAGGTGCGGGCGTATGCGAAGTACGACGCGAAGACGGCGCTCAACGAAAAAGGCTACAGCGACGACACGCTCAAGCGGCTGGCGGAATGGCAGAAGGTGCTGGACGACTACGACAACGCGCAGAAGCTCGACCAGGCGGCGCAGGAGATGGGAAGCGGATCCTTTGCGGGAAAAGCTGCGGCAACGCTGTTCTCTGCGGCGCTGGCGCCGGGGAAGGCACTGGGCAATGTGGAGTCGCTGCGCGGCGTATTGCCGAAGTGGGCGGGCGGATATCAAAATGAGGATATGCCGACGAACATCTACAGCCCAGCGTACAACGCGTCGCGCCTGTCCTCCGGCATTCGGCAGAGCGTGATGCAGAATATGAACCCGACGGGGCAGTTCCTCTATCAGGCGGGCACGTCGGCACTGGACAGCGCGGTCAACATGGCGGTCTCGACGGGGCTCGTCGGGACGGTCGGCGGTGCGGCCGGGGCTGGCGCGAAGGACGCGGTTGCGGAGACCATGAACTGGGTGATGGGCTCGCAGGTCGCGGCGGATTCCGTGTATGAGGGGATCCAGAGCGGCAAGTCCAACGCGGACGCGCTGGTCGACGGTATCGTCGAGGGCACGATCGAGGGCTTCACGGAGAAGTATTCTGTGGGCGATATCATCGAGAACATGTTGAGCGGGAAGGCCGTGTGGAGGAAGGCACTGCGGTCGTTCGCGTCGGAAGGTGCGGAAGAGATCGCGTCCAACTGGCTAAACCGTGCGTATGACGTGGTGGCGAAGCATGACCGGGGTGAGGTCATGACGGCCTACGCAAATTATATCGCAGAGGGCAGGACGCCGGCACAGGCGCTGGCGGCGATGGTCGGAGACTTCGCAAAAGAAGACAGCCTTTCGTTCCTCGCGGGCGGCCTGTCCGGCCTTGCCATGTCCGGGACGTATGCGGGCGTGAACCGCGTGATTTTGGAGGCAAACGTCACGCAGACGGCCAGAGCGGTCATAGAGGCGGGCGAAGTGCAGGACGTCATCGACTATGGCATGGCGCAGGAAGAGGGCACGAAGGCGCACCAGCTGGCCGAGGAACTGCAGCAGACCGTGGACGATGGCGGCGAGGTGACGCAGAAGGCCGTGGAGAACACGCTGCGTGAGGTGGCGAAGGAGCAGCAGGCGGCCGTGGACGAAGGGCAGGAGCCGCGCGTGCCGGAGACGCTGACCAGGCTCGAGCAGCTGCAGGAACAGGCCCGGCAGGAGCAGGCACAGGCCGAGGCGGACGAGAAGACGTTCCAGATCTACAAGAGCGCGGCGGAGACGGCACAGGAAAACCAGAGGCTTGCACAGCAATATCAGCAGGAGCAGGAACAGAGCCGCGCACAACAGTCTGTACAGGCCGTTCAGCAGGCCCAGCAGGCGGCGCAGCGGCAGTACGACCAGGACAGCTTATTTGCGCCAATTCCGGGGACAGAGAACATGGGAGAGCTGGATCCGGTACAGTATGCCCAGCGGCAGACGGCGGACGCGGAGCAGGCGCTCGATGAAGCCGCGCGGCAGCAGGAGGAACAGTATCTGCAGACGCAGGCCCAGAGAGCAGGCTACGACGAGCAGACGGCGGCGTATTTCCTGAACGGGAACACGACGGGCATGCCGGCGGAGCAGTATGCGCAGAGCTTCGGGCAGGTCTATGAGCAGGGCAGACTCGGCGCGAGTGAGCAGCGGGCGATGCGCTACGCCGAAGGAATGAATCAGGACGTGGCGGCAGCCGCCTATCGAGCGGGCATTGCCGCAGGGCAGAAAGGGGTAAACAATGGCAGTATCGAGGTTACTGATGAAGGACAAGTCGGGCAGGCTGGTCAGCGTGCCGAAGGACAGGCTGGAGGCGTTCGCCAAAGCACAGCGCAGCAGCAAAGAGCTGACGCCGGAAGAAAGAGAGCGCAGGGTGCAAGAGATCTCGCAAAGGCTTGGGATGAAGTAACGCTTTCGGATCTCGGTTTCGGAGAGAACAACACGCAAAAAGTGCGCGTCATGCCGAAGGGGCAGGAGGCCAGAAGCGAGGATATCCAGGCGGCGGAAAAGTTCTTCCGGGCGATGGGCGTGCAGAACGCGCGGTTCTTCACCGGGCAGCTGACGCAGGAGATCGATGGGCAGACCTTTTATGCGGATGCCGCCGTGACGGAGGATGGCTCCGTGCTCATCCGGGCAGACAGCGAGGAGTATTCTGCGTTCGAGCTGGCAAAACACGAGGGGTATCATCTGCTTGCCAAGCGCTGGCCGGAGATGGCGGCGAAGATCCAGAAGCGGCTGCTGGGCGAGGGCAAGATCACAAAGGCAATGATCGAGAGCTATGTGGACGCATACGCCGGGATCTACGGTGACGACACGGACGCCTACGTCGAAGAGATCATCGCGGATACCTACGCCGGCATGAACCGCACGGACTACGGCACGAACAAACTGCGCGCGGACGTAAAGATGGAGGTCGGCCAGTGGCAGAAAAAATCCGGCAGCGCGAGAGCGCCGCCGGTGAAAATGTCCGCTGCGAAGGATCAGACCACAAAAAACTATCAGGGCGTCAACCTTGCGGAAGACGGAAGCGTCTATACCTACGATTTCCTGACATCGCTTCCGGATATGGACGTGACCATGCTGCCGGAGGTCGATGCGGTACGCGGAGCCGACAACCGGGTCGATACAGCAAAGGTCGTGCAGGAGGGTATGAAAAACGCCCGCGCCGTTGGAACAGAGCGAGACGGAAAGATCTTTGTAAGGAACCAGTACACAGGGAAGATGCTGCGAATTGACAACAGCAGTATCCGACACGGACTGAATGGAAAGCAGAACAGATTGCTGACAAACGCACGGATGGGTGTGGTGATCGGGGATATCGTGAAAAATGCGGTACCAATCAATGCGCTTAACAATAAGGCAAAAGGTGTAACAGGGACATATGCCATGGCAGCCTATGTGACGGACAGCCGCGGGAGAGAGTTTGTTGCAATCGTTACAGCAGAACAGATAAACGGGAATATCGCTGGGGTTGAGGTGTACGATGTAGCACACGCGGTAAGTGGAAGACAAAAAAATAGCAGCCAGGCGGACACGAAGTCCCAGAGAGTTTACTCTATCAAGGCTGCCAAAATTAGTATATCCGATTTGCTCCGAATTGTCAACAGTACGCACCAGAGTATTTTACCGGAAGATGTGCTGCAAAAATTCGGAGAGCAGAGAAACCCGCAGGGGGATTATACCGGGAAGGCGAAATTCTCGTCTCAGGACGGGCGGTATCGGGATCTGATGGGGGAGAAGGCGGCGCAGTATGTGCGGCGGCTGGAGTCCGGACTGGTAAACGAGCTGGCGGAGAATCTGAGCGTGCCGGGGCAGGCGAAGCGGGACGTGCTGCGGCCGATGGCCGAAGAAGCACTGCGGACGTTCTTTACGGACGGGCAGCTTGACCGGTCGAAGCTGAACGATCTCTTTGAAACGGCCTACAAGGCGGGCGTGGAAGAGGACCAGCAGTACATCGAGCAATACGGAGACCTCAAGAAGTTCATCCGGGATCAGAAGATCTCGATCTCCGAGACAGACCGGAAGGATATTGCGGACTACAATCTGTTTCGGAAGGCGGCAATGGGAACGCTGACGATCAGCAAGGACGGATTGCCGGTGGACGTGGCGTATCAGCAGCTGCAGGAGATGGCGCCGAAGCTGTTCCCGGCGGACATTACCGCACCGAGCGACCAGCTGATGCAGATCTATGATGTGGCGCGCGGCATTCAGAAGGTACAGAAGACGCTGGATGAATACTACGGGCCGCAGGCGGCGAGCTTCAAGAAATGGCAGCAGGCGAACTTCACGGAATCCATCGACCGGCTGACGAGCGGGCTGCGGGTGGCGCAGCGGTATCTGGACGCGCAGAACAAGGCCAAAGAAAAGCTTGCTATTCCGCAGACAGCGGAAGAAACGAAGCAGATGTGGGCGCAGCTGAAGGACGCAAGGCGAGTGGTCGAGAAAGCGCAGAGCAAGACGCTGCTGACGGAAGCCGACCAGAAGATCGTGAACCGGCTGCTGCGCGGGGAGACAAGCCCGGATTATGTGGCAGGGCTGGAAAACGGGCAGCAGATCCTGAAGGTCTACGAGGCAAAGGCTGACTATGATATGCTGGCGCTGAAGCTCAAGGCATGGAACGCGCAGCGCAAGCAGGGGCTGCGGGACTTTGCCGAGCAGGCGCTGACGGAAGCCGAGGCCGTTAAGTGGGTCGACAAGAACATGGGGATCCGGTACCAGCGCGAGACGATGGAGCGGAACATCCGGGATATCGCGCGGAAGGGCAAGGTCTCTGACGAGAAGGCAAACGAATTCATCAACAAGTATTTCTGGCCCGTCCATGAGAACGAGAGCAAACGCAAGAATTACCTCGTGCAGCAGCAGAACCGGATCCGGGCGCTGGGACTCGACCGGCAGGTACGGAAGGGAAATCTGGTCTCGGAGAGCTATGCGGTGCAGTGGCTGGGCGAGGCGGAATTCAACCGGGACTATCTCAAGCAGCATCCGCGTGTCGAAAGGCGCGGGGGGATGACGTTTGACGAGTGGAACGCGGCCATTCAGGAATTCGAGAAGCAAAACCCGAATCTGGATCTCGGCAAGGTGCGGGCAGCCGTGAAGGTTTTCCATGAGGTCTACGACAAGATGTTCCAGGATATGAACCGGGTGCGCATTGAGAACGGCTATGAGCCGGTCAATTATCTGCAGGGATATTTCCCACACTTCCAGGAGAACGAGGAAGGCGGCAGCATTCTGCAGAAGTTCGCAAGGGCGGCCGGGATCGAGGGCGATGTGTCGCCGCTGCCTGCGACGATCAACGGCCTCACGGCAAACTTCAAACCCGGCATCCGGTACATGGCGAACATCCAGAACCGACTTGGCTACGCGACGGCGTATGACGCGCTGCAGGGCTTTGACCGGTACATCGAGGTCGCGACGGACGTGATCTTCCACACGGCGGACATTCAGCGGCTGCGGGCGCTGGCGACGCAGATCCGGTACCGGGCGTCGGATGAGGGACTGAAACAGCGGATCGACGCGATCATGATGAACCCATTCCTCAATCCGGACGAGGCCAACGAGCAGGTTGCAAACCTGACGAAGAACGGACGGTATGGGCTTTCGAACTTTGTGGATGAGCTGGACGAATACACGAATCTGCTGGCGGGCAAGAAGTCGCGGCTCGACCGGGGCATGGAGAAGACGTTTGGGAGACAATTCTACAACGTCATGAAGAAGTTTGAGTCCCGCGTGGGCGCGAACATGGTTGCGGCCAACGTGGGCTCGGCGCTCACAAACTTCATTCCGATCACGCAGGCGTGGAGCCAGGTGTCGACGGCGGACGTGCTGCGCGGCATGTGGGATACGCTGAAAAACTATAAGACCGCTGATGGGCTGGATGCGGCGTCGACGTTTATCAACAACCGAAGCGGCTACGGGCGGCTGGCCATGAGCACGATGGATAAAGTCTCCGCCGGTGCAGGCTGGCTGATGGAATCCATTGACACGTTTACAACCGGAAGCGTGGTCCGTGCGCGGTATTACCAGAACCTGCGGCGGGGCATGAGCGAGACGAGCGCGATGCAGGAGGCAGATCAGTTTGCGTCCGGCGTGATGGCAGACAGGAGCAAGGGGGCGACGCCGACGCTGTATTCCGCGCGGAACCCGCTGGTGAAGCTGTTCACGCAGTTTCAGTTGGAGGTCAACAATGAGCTTAGCTGGATCTTCAAGGATATGGCGCAGGAGGAACGGAAGAAGGGCGTGGCGGCGCTGGCGAAGGCGATGTTCAAATTCCTCATTGGCGCGTGGATCTACAATGAGTTCTACGAGAGCATTGCGGGCAGGCGCGCGGCGCTGGATCCGCTGGATATCATCAATGATACGGTCGGAGATTTCACGGGGTATCAGCTGCCGAACACGGTGCAGGCGGCGGTATCCGGGAAATGGGACTTCACGAAGGAGAAGCCGGGCACGTATCAGGCGATCAAGAACCTTGAGGGGAACATCATTTCTGAGTTCCCGGGCACGCAGGCGTTGACGATCCTCGGCGTGGATGAGGCGCTGGGGCTGGACATTGACAGCGGCAGGATCGCCGTGGCGTCGGCCATCCCGAACCTCGGAAACATCGAGAAGGCGATGCTGGCAAAGGACGAGGAAATGGCGCCGGCGAAGAAGGCACAGACCATCGGAAACGAGCTTCTGAAGCCGGGCCTGTATCTGGCGACGCCGTTCGGCGGCGGGCAGATCCGAAAGGCGTATCAGGGCGCGACGGCGGCGGCTCGCGGCGGCAGCTACTCGGTCGACAACGAGGGGCGCGACATCTTACAGTATCCCGTGTATAACGACAATCCCGCAGACCGGGCGAAGAGCTGGGCACAGGCGCTGCTGTTCGGCAAGACGGCGACGGAAGAGGCGCAGAGCTGGGTCGAGAGCGGGTTCAAGTCGCTGTCCGCGAAGGAGACTGCCGCCTATCAGGGCATGACCGAGGGAGGAACCGACCAGAGAGAAAGCTACGCATTCGTGACCGCCATGAAGAAGGTCGACGACAAGAATGCAAAGCTCGCCATGCTGTACGCCTACGACATCCCACAGAACGCGAAGACGGCATATTATTATTCCGTCATGGCGTCTGACGAGGAGCAGGCGAAGATGGACGCGCTGGCAGCGGACGGCGTCGGCTATGACGCCTACATGCAGTACAAGCAGACGTACTTCAAGCAGTTCGGAACGCAGACAGTTTCACAGGAACGGATCCAGACCGTGCTGGATGGGCTGAACCTGACAAAGGCGCAGAAGGCCGCGCTCTGGGCGGCCATGGGGACGAGCTGGAAAGAAGAAAACAATCCGTACAAGTAACCGCGGGCCGGGGCGAAAGCCCCGGCTTTGCTGCGCGTGGGGTGAATCCGGCGCGGGGGTCTGCTACACTGGATGAAAAGGAGGGATGCGGTATGGCGACACCGATTCCGGGTGCGTATCCGAGTCCGCGCATCGATAAAGGGGTGCTGCGGTGGTACGAGGGGGATACGTTTGAGATCGTATTGAAATTTGAGCTTCAAGATCAGGACGGCGAGCCCGTCACAATGGGCACGACGGACAGCATGGCGGTCGTGTTTCTGGACGATACGCGGCAGACCGTCCACACGTTCAGCTTTGCGAAGGTGGAGAATGACCAGGTCACGCTGAACTTCGACGCGACGGTCACGGCAAAATTCACGAAGGGAAAGTACACCTACGATATCCGGTACACGCACGGCGACAAGACGACGCTGGCGAGCGGGAATCGGGCGTTCGTGGAGTAAGGAGCAGGTATGAGGGTAGAAATTCCAAACCAGATCACGGTGACGATCGGCGGGCTGATCTCCCGCGGGGTAAAGGCCGTGGAGGTCACGGACGCGGGGAGGCTGATTTTCACGCTGACGGACGGCAGCGTGATAGACCTCGGCTCGGTCATGGGCCCGCAGGGGCCGAAGGGCGAGACCGGCGCGACCGGCCCGCAGGGGCAGACAGGGCCGCAGGGCGCGAAGGGCGACACCGGAGCGGCAGGCGCGAGCATCACGTCGATCACGAAGAAATCGCAGAGCGGGACGACGGCAACGTACACGATCGCGCTTTCGGACGGGAAGACATTTGACTTCAACGTCGAGACCGTCAAGGGTGAGAAGGGAGACACCGGCGCGAAGGGTGACACCGGCGCGCAGGGCCCAAAGGGAGAAACCGGCTCACAGGGGCCAAAGGGCGAGACAGGCCCGCAGGGCGAGCAGGGGCCGAAGGGCGACACCGGCGCGACCGGCGCGGAAGGCCCGAAGGGCGCGACCGGCGACCCTGGCCCGAAGGGAGAGCCCGGCGAAAAGGGAGAGAAAGGCGAGAAGGGCGACACGGGCGCGACTGGCCCGCAGGGAGAAACCGGCCCGCAGGGGAAGACCGGTCCGCAGGGCCCGGCAGGCCCAACCGGCCCGAAGGGAGACACGGGAACGGGATTTACCGTCAAGGGCTATTACGGCTCGGCCTCCGCGCTGCAGGCGTCGGTCAAGAATCCAGAGGTCGGCGACGCCTACGGCGTGGGCGCGGCTGCACCTTATGACATTTACATCTATGACGGCGTGACGAAGGCGTGGGTCAACAACGGACCGCTGCAGGGCGCAAAGGGCGACAAGGGCGACAAGGGAGACAAAGGCGACCCCGGCGCAAAGGGCGAGACGGGCAGCACCGGCCCGGCGGGCGCCGACGGCGTGACGCCGACGATCGGCACGAATGGAAACTGGTATCTGGGCGAGACCGACACCGGGAAGCCATCGCGCGGCGAGAAAGGAGATAAGGGCGACAAAGGCAATCCAGGCGCGAAGGGCGAACCGGGCGAGACTGGACCGCAAGGACCTACGGGTCCGCAGGGTGAGACGGGGCCTCAGGGGCCAACGGGTCCGGCCGGAGACAACGGTGCGCCAGGCGCAAATGGCGTGACGCCGACGATCGGCACAAATGGAAACTGGTATCTGGGCGAGACCGACACCAAGAAGCCATCGCGCGGCGAGAAGGGCGACAAGGGCGATCCCGGCGCGCAGGGGCCTGCGGGCGCAACGCCCGTCAAGGGGACGGATTACTTTACGGCGGAGGATAAGGCCGCGCTGGTGCAGGACGTGCTTGCCGCGCTGCCAGAATGGACAGGAGGAAACTACTGATGGCATTGGATAAAGCAGTAGATTCCGCGCAGCTGAACGCCGACCTGACGGCGGTTGCGGACGCCATCCGCACGAAGGGCGGCACGTCCGCACAGCTTGCGTTCCCGGATGGGTTCGTGAGCGCGGTGCAGGCCATCGAGGGCGCGCCCGACTTGCAGATCGTCGTCACGACCAGCGCGGGCGCGACCGTCACGGCCACGAAGGGTAGCAAGACGGTTTCTGGGACGGCGGATGCGAGTGGAAACTGCACGTTGATAGTCGACGAGGTTGGAACATGGACGGTAACAGCAACGACAGCAAGCACAACAAAGACGGCAGATGTTGTGGTTGGGACAGCTAATGTCGATTTGGTCATGATCGACCCCGTGTTCGGAAATAACAGCTGGGCTGCAATTATTAAGGCCTGTCAAGAGAAACGAGTTCCCAACACATGGAACGTCGGCGACAGATGCAACATGACGATCAACAACAGGACCTATGCAATCGACATTATCGGCAAGAACCACGATGACTACGCCGACGGCTCTGGTAAAGCTCCGCTGACGTTCCAGATGCACACGACTTACGCGACGCAGTATAAGATGAACGACAACGATAGCAACAGCGGCGGTTGGGCAGGATGCTTGCTGCGAGGAAACGGTGGTTTCAAGACGATCAAATCGAAAATGCCGGCAGAGGTCGTGACTGCGATGAAGGCCGTGACAAAGAAGACCACGGCAGGCGGCGCGAGCTCGGCCATCGACACGACGGAGGACACGCTGTTCCTGCTGTCGGAGATCGAGGTGCAGGGCACGCGGACGCATTCCTACGCGGGCGAGGGCACGCAGTACGCGTATTACCAGACGGCCGCGAACCGGAAGAAAAACAGCGCGTGGTATCTGCGCTCGCCGAGGACCAGCAGCACCACCTGCTTCTGCAGAACGGGATGGAGCGGTGAAGCGGACTGGAGCGTCGCGTCCGAGGTGGACGGCATCGCGGCGGCATGGTGCTTTTAAGGAAAGGAGAGACGGGGAGAGGCAATGATCTATCTGAAGGTACAGGAGAATGAATATCCGGCATACATCAGCGGAAGGCTGATCGACCGCGACTGGGACGGGCGCGCGTCCAAGTCCATCACGCTGACGATGACGCACGCGCAGGCCCGATCACGGATCACCGCGACGGGACGCTGACGGTCAAGGCAGAAGGGAGAACACCATGGACACCAAGACCATCATCGTTACCCTCGTCTGCGCCGTGCTCGGCTCGTCCGCGCTGACGGCGGTCGTAAACGCCGTCGTCGGCGCGATACAGAAAAAGCGCGGCAAGGCCACGACGCAGGAGGCGCACCTTGCAGAGATCGACAAAAAGCTCGGGAAAATGCAGGAGCATCAGGATGAGCAATATCTCGCAATTCTCCGGCTGACCATCATGTCGGAAGAAATGCCAATGGCAGAGCGTCTGATCGCCGGGCAGAAATACGTCAAGCTGGGCGGCAACGGCGACGTGAAGAAGTTCCTGCACCAGCTGGAGGCGCAGTGCGAACGCAATGGAGTTTAGCAAGAAGTGGCTGATCTGCAGCGCGCTCGTCAGCCTCGCACTCATCATCGCCTGCGCGGCAGGTGCAGATCTGACAGAGATCACGCTTGCGGTGCTGGCTGAAACAACAGCTTCCAGCGGATTCTATCTCTGGAAGGCCAAGAACGAGAATCGCGCGAAGTACGCGCAGAAGTACATGGATAAATGGGCCGAGAAATACGGCCCGGAAGCGGCAGCACGCATCGCGGAGATCGTGCTGAAAGATTGAAAGGAGCATACATATGGAAAACATCAAGAAGCGGCTCGGCAATCTGCTGAGCGTCAAATCCATCGTCACGCTGGTGCTGACGGCGGTATTTGCGTACATGGCAGTCGCCGGGAAGATCTCGCAGGACTTTATGATGGTGTACACCGTCGTGATCGCGTTTTACTTTGGCACACAGAGCCAGAAAGCGCAGGACGCCATCGATGCGGCAAGCAAACCGCAGGAGGACGCGCAGAAATGAGCATCATGAAAGCCTCCGAGCTCGTCAGGCGGCACATCGAAGTCGCGAAGAATTACAAGACCGTGTACATGTGGGGCTGCTTTGGCTCTCCGGTCACGGATGGGATCATCACTGAGAAGGCAAAGCAATACCCGGATTGGTACGACGCCGCAAAGCAGACCAGATTTCGCGGGCTGATCGGAAAGGGCTACTTTGGCTTTGACTGCGTGAATCTCACGAAGGGGATCCTGTGGGGATGGAACGGCAACAAAAATGCCTACCACGGCGGCGCCCGCTACGCCGGAAACGCCGTCCCGGACGTATCCGCAGACGGTATGATTGCCAAATGCAAGGACGTATCCGCATCCGGCTGGGACAAGCTCGTCCCAGGCGAAGGCCTGTGGATGCCCGGCCACTGGGGCCTGTACATCGGAGACGGCTTGGCCGTTGAGTGTACGCCCATTTGGGATAATGGCGTGCAGATCACCGGCGTCGGCAACATCGGCGTAAAGGGCGGCTACAACAGCCGTGTATGGAAGAAGCACGGCAAGCTCCCGTGGGTGGACTACGACACGGAAACCGTCGACAAGGCCGTCGAGGACGCCAAGAAGACCATCAAGGCAAAGGCCGGACTTGCGGACAACACGATCAAATATCTCGCCGACTACAAGTACGGCGATGATCTCCTGAAAAAACTGGCTGCTGCCATGAGATAAAACCTGCCAGGACGGCGGGCCGAAGGGAGTGACGAAAGCATAACTGCGCGGCTGGCTCTGCCGAAGGAGCTGGAACACCTCACGCGCAGCGACTGGGAGCGCGTCACTGACGAGGGCATACTGGATCAGATCGATCAGCAGATCGTGAAGCTTTATATCGTGGGCAGGCTCCCGCAGATGGACGCCGCCGCCGAGATCGGCGTCGACCGAAAAACCATCTCCCGCCGCCTGCCGCACATCTACAATATCGCCCGCCGTCTGGCACAAAGCAGCCCGCCCTGAGCATTACGCTCCGGGCGGGCTTTTTTACATTCAAATCATATTTTTTCAGCCGAAGGTTGCTCTGCTGGCATGTTTTGCCGCATATACGCATCAATCCATTTGCGGATCAGTTCATTCGGAGTCGTGCCGTTGGCTTTCGCCGTAGCCTTAAAGGTTTCCGCGACCTCCCGTTTTAGCTTGCAGGAGATCACGGACATGTTCTCAGCGTCCCACTTGTTGCGAGTGCGCTTTTGCGCATCAGTTGGCATTCCTTGCCGCCTCCTTTTATGAATCATAAAAAATGAATATGGATTTCTCCACTTCTGATTTTTGCGTTGAGAAACGCGGCCTCTAAATTCGGGGCGTTCTCAATGCTTTTCTTGCATAAATAAAGTACGATCTGCAAAGCCTGTCTGTGCGCGGCAAGCTCGGCGTTTCTCTGCTCCAAAGGTGTGATCATGGCTCTGCGGATCTCTGGATTATCATCCGATAGATTTTTCAGCGCTTCGTTTACCGTATGAGATAAGCTCGAACGAACCGTTTTTTCTCCAAGATGAATTGGGATGCCGATGGTTTTGCCGGTTTCTTGGAGATACAGCAGCCGCAGCTCGTGGTCGCCGCTATTTACATCATCCTCAAGATGCACAAACACACCGTGGCACGGAGAATCAATATACCGAAAGCCGTCGGCGAATTGCACATAAAAAGATCGGTACGGGATATGGTACAGCGCCTTGCTATCGATCTCAAACGCCTCATCTTCTTGTGCAAACAATCGTTCCTGCAAAGAACGGCCGACGATAAACACATCCTTGCTTTCAATCCATGGTGCAAGGGCGGCAATCTCTTGCGTTGCCTTTGTGGCGGCAGAAATGTTTTCGTATGTGCCAGGAGAATCGCCCATCACAATCGCCATTGCCGCGGACATTGGTGCATAGCACCATTGATTCCATCGCGGAAGCCCGTTCTTGCCGTTCATTTCATGGAACAGTTTCATTTTCTCCCAGGCATCAGGGTATTCTTCTGTTACTCTCTGCAACAGAGCAAGCGGTGGATATGATGGATCAATTCGCATTCTTGATCTCCTCCACCTTTTCCTTGTACGCTGCCAGCGCGGACTTGTAGTTTTTTATGGCTGAAACATCTTCATCGGAAATACTTGTTTCCGTATTATCCAGGTAAATGCGCCAGTTTCCGGGCCTTCCATAGAATTTCCCGTTCCAGCGTCCTGTTGGGTAGCATACAGGGCGCTCCGGCTTTTCGAGCGCTGCTATTGCGCTCGCAACAGCGGCGTCGTCTTCTGCGAGGTGCTTTGCCATATCGCAGAAGAGCATATGATCCATCTGCGTGAAAGAGTTCTTGGATTCGAGTTCAGGGATGATCTCTTTCAGCGAGCGGATCGCATCGGAAACAGCAGAGGAAACGGCTTCTGAAAATTCTTTTGCAGTGGTATATTCGGGCGCCGGAAGTTCCTTGCTCCAACACGAGTTGAATCGAGTTCCCATATCCAGGATGCCGGACAATCCTGTTTCAAACGGAACATCCCAGCGATAGCCGCGAGATTTGAGCGCATCCTTCACGGGCCAGGTGTTCCCGGTAATGGAGATCACTATCTGCGCATTGAGAACATCAAGCCCAACGAGCGCCGTGATCGGGTTCTTCGGTTCTTCGGAACGCATACGCTTTGCGTAGCAGGCGGGGCATTCCGTATAGTGGTCTGCCGCCCACAGAGCCCAGCTATCAGCTTCGGCGCGAAGCCCTTTGTTGGCCGTTCTCGTAAATTCTTTTCCGCATGTTTCACATTTGCAGTAAGCTGTTGCTTTTGCCATGATATTTGCCCCCTCATTTTTATTATACTGCTCCAATGCGGTTGCACAGGAGCAGCTTTTGTTGGAATGGAATGTGGTGGATCTAAAACTCAGATCTTCTCGCCGCAGCATACGCGATACTGGATCTCTGCGGGTATATTGTGTTCAGTCCGCCCGCAATACCAACGGGCGAGGATCTCGCCGCTATCATCGTAGCTGGCTTTTTCGGCCAGCTTAAGAAGCCGGCTTGCAGAGTTCGAGCGGTGGAAGAAAAACATCTGGCCGTTTTCGTCATATGCCTTAAAGAAGTATTTATACTGTTTCATCTTGTGTTCCTCCTGCATTCATTTTTGATCTCCGGATCTCGCCTTGTTTTATCTTATGGCTATATTATATACTGTAATACCGTATATGTCAAGGGTTTTCAAAATATTTTATAAAAAAACAAAAATCCACGCAAATGGGACACAGATGGTACACAAATGTCCCCCAGCGGGGACGGGGAAACGCTAGAATGGTAGCAGAAAGGGGCGATACCGCATGGCGTACAACCCGTACACGGGCCGCTGGGAGATGGACGGCGCGCAGCAGATCCAGCTGCAGCCCATGCCGCGGCCGCAGGGCCCGCAGCTGCCGCCGCAGCCGCCGAAGCTCGGCGTGCTGACCGTGGCCAGCGAGGCCAGCATCAACAACCTGCAGATGCAGCCGAACGACAACGCGCTCGCGCTGCACGAGACCGAGAACCTGCTGTACTACATCCGCACGGACAGCATGGCGGCCAAGACCATCGCGCGGTTCCGGATCTTCCCGGAGCCGACAGAAGAGGAAAAGGCGGCAAACCAGCTGCAGGAGCAGCTGAAACAGATCACGGCCGGCCTGCAGAGCATGGCCGGGAAAATCGAAGAACTGGAGGGAAAGCTCAATGCAAAATCCGATTATGGCCCTGATGGGCGGAAACGGCGGGGGAAACAAGCTGCTGAACGGTCTGCTGCAGACAGCGAAGACGACGCTGCAGGGGCAGAGCCCGCAGATGGTGCTTAGCTTCCTGGCCTCGCAGCCAGGCTTTGAGGCGTGGTTCGAGGCAAACAAAAACAAGACGGTCGGCGAGCTCGTCGGCCAGATCGGCAAGTGATACCGCGCGAAAGCGCCTATCAAATTTCATTCCACCCAGAAAGGAGGGAAAACCATGGATAAGGATTATGGCTTCGGCGGATGGGGCATTGTCATCCTGATCGCGCTGTTCTTCCTGCTCTTCGCGGGCAGAGGCTTCGGCGGCAGCGGCGAGAGCTCCCCGGCGACCCAGGCCGACGTGCAGCGCGCGACGGACTTTGCAGCCCTCGAGCGCCAGAACAACGAGGGTGTCGCGGCAACGCGCCAGAGCGCATACGACGTCACCAGCGCCGTCAAGGACAACGCCTACAACATCCTCGGCGAGCTGCGCGACCTGCAGTCTGTCACGGAGAGCGGCATCTCTGTGCAGCAGAAGTGCTGCTGCGACATTCTCCGCGCGATCGACGGCGTCAACTACAACGCCAGCATCAACGCGTGCGAGATCAAGACGGCCATCCACGCCGAGGGAGAGGCGACCCGGACGCTCCTGCAGCAGCAGGAGAACCAGCGTCTGCGCGACGAGCTCGCGCAGAGCAGAGCCGCGAACAACGACTACATGCAGTCGCAGTACATCCTCGGCCAGCTGGGCAGGTACTACCAGAACCCGCCCTGCAATCCGTGCGGCTGCGGCGGCTGACGCGGACCCATCCTGATATAGCTATCCGGGGCATAATGCCCCTTCACATAAGCCCAAACGGAAGGCGTAATGAAAATGGCTTGTAATAACGGCAATGGAAATCGGGCGTATCAAAAATCCTGCGTCCGATATTTTAATAACGCGCCCCAACTGCTCGCGGCAGACAGCGAAAACGTGCTGACGCTGGCCGGGGCAAAGGTCGTCAATTCCGGTTCGTCCATCCAGGTCGAGCCGCAGAGCTACGACACGGTCAAGATCGGCCTGTATCATCTGGCCGCAGATGCGGTCATCGCGGCGACGGCAGCGGGCGTCCTGACCCTGCAGTGGTACATGGACGGCGTCGCGCTGCCCTGCACGCTCAAGCGCGTCACGCTGCCGGCATCCGGCAATGCGGAGATCCACACGGAGACGGATCTGGAGCTGTCCGGGTGCTGCTGCTGCGTCAATCATACATTCACGCTCGTGGCGACGACCGACAGCACGGCCGCAGGCTCCGTGATCGAGCTTTGCACGGGGCTGCTCAAGCTCGCATGAGGTGCTATCATGCAGGCGTATAAAGACAAACTCCACGCCGCGCTGCGGGAGATCGCGGAGTGCCCGGTGTCCATGCGTACGGTCGAGCAGGCCGCAGCAGTCACAGATCTGCTGTGCCGGCTGGATAAGCTCGAGGACCACGACGAGCCGGAGACGGTCGAGTTTGACCGCGCGACCGCCATGCAGTGGGCGGCAGCCATGCGCAACGCCGACGGCACGACCGGCCCGCATTGGACGATGGAACAGACAACGGCCGTGGCCGAGAGCATGGGCATTCAGGCACCAGCGGTCCCGCGCTGGGCATGGGGCGTGACCATGAACATGATGTACTCGGATTACTACCCCGTCGCCGTAGAGTTCGGCCTCAACCGCCCGGAGTTCTACGCCGCGCTGGCAAAGGCGTTCCTGCTCGACAAGGACGGCCCTGGGCCGGAACAGAAGCTCATGGCGTATTATGAGCATATCGCAAAATAAAGAAATCCCTCCTGTCACCAGGAGGGATTTCCGCTTGCTATAGAATCTACATTTAAATGGGATTCATTCATGCGTACCGAATAAATGTATAACCATCAATCCGCGAGGGGGTAGAGGGTGACGTGCATGTCGCTGCCGGATTTGGTGTAGGATTTGGTCTGCTTATGGTAGAGGACCTTCTGCAGGACAGTTTTCAGGAGGGCGTTTTTCTCCTGCGGGGATGCGGCGAGCGGGTAGGTCTCGAGGACGCGGCGGACGGCGGGGGCCAGACGGGCGCGGGCCTGTCTGGCACGGGCCAGCTCATGGATCGTGGTCTGGCTAGCCTCGATGCGGTCGACGATGACCTGTTTGTCAGCGGCGAGCGCCTGCGAGCGCTGCAGGAAGATCTCCGGCGTATAGACGCCGGTCTCGACCAGCTCATACGCGCGGGCCTCCTGCGCCTCCAGCTTGGCAAGCTGCTTGCGGTCGGCGGCGATCGAGGACTCGAGCGCGGTGCGCATGGGTGTGTCATCTGGCGCAGCGGCCTCACCAAGCTCCAGCTCGCGCAGCCAGCCACGCAGAGCATCCAGCACGGCGTCCTCCACATCATCATACCACGCGCTGACGGTCGTGCAGCCGTAGGAGGGACAAAGAAGCGTATCGCGGCGGTTGCCGGACGACGGACGGCGCACCATCACGCGGCCGCACTGGTCGCAGCGGACGAGCCCGGCGAGGCTCGTCACGGTTCCCCATGCACCCTTGCCGCGCGGGCTGGCGCTGGAATAGCTCAGAGCGACGGCCTTGTCGTACTGCTCCTGCGAGATCAGGCCGTCGTGCAGCCCTTTATAAAGCCTCAGATCCTCCTGCCGGGTGCGCGGGCGGCTGACGACGACGGAGCCGTCAACGATGCGCTTCGTCTCTGGCCGCCCGCCGGACTTGATCCAACCAGCATTTGCCGGATTGCGCAGGATATCCAGCACAGAGTCCGCGCGCCAGAGGCTGCCGGAGTTGGTCGGGACGCCGAGGCTGTTCAGCCGCGTGGAGATCGCCTTCGCGCCGATGCGCGCGCAGCCATCGCCGGTGTACCAGTTGTAGATCTGCTGCAGGACGGGGGCCTGCTCCGGGTGCGGGATGAGCTTATAGCCCTTATCGTTCGGCAGCTTCTCACGCGACCAGCCGAAGGGCGTCTTGCCGGAGATCCATTTGCCCTCGCGCAGAGACGCCTCCTTGCCGCGCGACAGGCGGCGCTTGATGGTGTTGTACTCGCGCCGGGACATAAAGAGGCCGAACTCAAAGTATTCCTCGTCCATCTCATTGTTTGGATCATAAATCTTGTTCGGTGTGATGATCTTCGTGTTGGAATACTTGAAGGTCTGGGCAATAATGCCCTGGTCGATGGTGTCGCCGCGCGCCAGACGCTCGATCTCCATGACGATGACGCCCGCATAGTTTCCGGTCTCGACGAGCTGCAGGACCTTCTGCACCTCCGGCCGGACGGCAATGGAGTCGCCGGTCACGATCTCCTCGCAGATCTCCACGACGTTCAGCCCGCGGCTTTCGGACAGCGACAAAAGCGCGGCCCGGTGCCGTTTGAGCGTGTCGGTCTGGCCGAGGGCTTCGGCCTCCATGTCCTTCCGGGACTTGCGCAGGTAAATGATGTACTGCGCGAGCGGGTCGGAGATTTTCCAGGTAGATGTAAATTTCATAGGCAGATTCTCACCACAAGGGCAAAAGTTTATACGGATACCGCTCCCGCGCCGGCCGGGGCGGTTTTATTCATGTGCGGATCCAGCCGATCGACGGGCTGAGTACGTCGGCCACAAGCGCGAGGGCACACAGCGAAAGAATGCCCAAGAGGATGAGCGTCACAAGCCGGTGCATGCGCAGGGACTTCTGCTGCTGGGCAAACTGCGCACGAAGGGCCGCGTTCTCGGCGCGGAGTTTTTCAGCATCGGCAGGCTCGGCAGGCTCGGCAGGCTCGTCATGCGGGATGCCGAAATACTCATCCATAGAGACACCCATCTCCCGGCAGATCGGGCCGACCGTGTAAACGGACGGATTTTTGATGTCGCCGCGAAAGAACTGAGCGACGGTGCCGACGGAAAGGTCGGTATTTTCGGCGACATCCTGATTTGTTTTGTACGGAGTGACCGCCTGCTTCTGCTCACGGCATAAATCAGATAATTTTTCCTTCAAAACATGTCATTCCCCCCAAAAAAGCAAGACGTCTGACTGCAAAAAGCAACTGTCATATCTTTACAAGTATACCGTGGACAGGCTACCCTAAAGTTACAGACGGCTCCCGGTCGCCTGCGCAAGCAAAAGCCCGCGCCGTTGTTCGGCCAGCGGCGCGGGCGACGCCTACCTATATCTTACAACTTTTGGGAGGCGCGAACAAGAGGCAAAGATTAACAAAAAAAGAACGCGGTTTTTGTGGAGAAATGGAGACGGAGATGGAAAAGACGATGGAACAGATTGAGAACATTTTAGAGTGGGCCACACTGGATCAGCTGAAAATCATCCTGCGATTCCTGCAGAACATCATAAAATAAGAGCCGGAACAGGAAACCGTTCCGGCGGGGAATTATTCGACAGGGAAAGGGTTGCCGCAGGAGCGCAGACCGTCGATGTGCTCAAACAGATCGTCTTTTACAGACTGTTCGAGCGGGTCGAGAACGACATCGACGCCTTCACGCCGGGCGAGTTTGGAGGCAGGGACAAAATCACTGTCACCGGCGATCAGGACGATCTGGTCGACCTGATGCTTAAAGGAAAGGGACGCCATGTCGATGCCGATTTTCATATCCACGCCTTTTTGCCGGATGGAAAGCTCAAAGTCCTGCGGCGTGAATTCGGCGGGCGAAAGAGTGCCGGAGCAAAGTTTTTTGATGGTATCATAGCAGAGCGAGTACACGGTGTTGCTGTCATCCAGCTTGCCGAGGCGAAGCGCGAATTTCCTCTTTGTCTTCAGACAAGCGAGAAATTCGCACATCCAGGCATATTCCGGGGTCGCACCGAGATTTATGGTATGCTTGTAAAGCGGATGGTAAACCTGTTTGTTTACCGGAGGGCAGTCATAGTAAAAGATACGATACAGGTCGTGGCGGATATTGTGCTCACGAAGATGCCGCTTGCAGTATGTAGCCAGAGCGTCAGCAGTAACTTCCGGCGAATGCTCGCCCCAAAGGAATTTGGAACGCTTGCGGAAAAATCCGCCATCAACGAGAATCGCGGTTTTAGACATAATACCCCTCCATTAACGATCAAAAGCCCTTGGATCTGGCACTCCCCTGATCGTGGGGGGTCAATTCCAAAGGCTTGATTCGCAGCTTTCGCTGTGTCTATAGTATATGCCGCGGCGGACAAAATGTAAACCCGGAATGTTGCACGAAAAAATGCACAAAAATTTGAGAAAAATACAGAATTTTATAGAGCCGCGTTACTTCATGGACGAATCGTAAGGCATGTGCTTGGAACCGTCATCATATCCGTTGAAGTATCCGTGCCTGTATGATTCTTCGTCCTTGCCGGAAAGACGCTTCATGAGAAGATGCTCAACCAACCCCATCAGAAGCAGCGTTGCAGGGAAAGCAAGGATGCCGAGGATGATTGTGAGAATAAAAACGAGGGAACCCGAAACGGTTTTATTATCTGGATCTTTGCACATGCGCCAATGATTCAATAGAGCAGCAACCACATAGATAAGCAAGGAAGCACCGAGATACATAAGCCAATAGCGGAAACTCAAAATACCACCCTCTACCAGAATACAAAAATAAACGGAGACGGTCAAGCGTCTCCGTTTATTTTTTTTACGAACAGTAGGGTGATGGCCGCTTACCCATAGATACCAGAAAGGAATTGATCCTTTGTCATAAGGCCGTCTGGAAGGTATGGGCCGTTATAATTGGAGGGGTCTTCGATGGCATCCGAGAAGCCGTCCTGATACCCATCACTATATCCGCTGTCATAGCCATCCGAAAAGTCGTTTTGGTGCTCTAATTCTGCTGCATGGCGGCCTTTGATATAGCCGTCTTGATGACCTTCGTCATAATCGTCTTCATGCTCAGAATCAGAATCACACCAGCCGGAGGAATAGCCATCGTCATACCCGGCGTCATAACCGTCCTGATAGCCGGATTCCCGAGCATCTTCAATCTTGCTTTCGTATTCTTGCTGCATTTCCTCTACTTCTTGCCGGGTGTAGGTATTTGCTTGACAGCTGACAAGGAGAACAATAAAGGCGACAATGTATGCAATCATTAACCCGTTGTCAAATGCGTTCCCGGACTTGAGGCGCTTGAACATAAATACCACCCTTTACCAGAATACAGAAAACGCCAAGGACAGTCAAGCGTCCTCGGCGTTTTTTGTGTCTTTCGACAAATTATTTTTTTGAAGACTGTCAACAAAATGCTCGATTTTGATCCAGTCTTCCGGGGGTAGGGCCATCAGGAGGGAGAGAAAGCGCTTGCGGAAGGAATCGTCGGCGTCGGACATGATATCTGTGACCAGCAGGGCCAGATCCTCATTCGCGCTGCGCTGCACATACATTTCCCCTTCGCCGTCTTCGAGCCAGGCGAGGGAGACGTTGAATTCCCGGCAGATATCCGAGATCGTGCGCTCGGTTGGGACATATGTGCCGGAGCATATTCGAGAGACATGAGCTTGTGTCAGGTGAATGCGCTCGGCAAATTTGGACTGCGTCAGACCCTGATCTTTGATTAAAAACGAGATTCGTTCATTCACTGTGTTCATGGATTCACCTTCTTTCTGAAATGAGAGTATCACAGGCACGCATATTTGTCAATCAAAAAATATGTGAAATGTATAAAATAATACTTGACAATATACGTATCACATGCTAGTCTATACATAACGAATAAACCGAGCGAGGTGAGATCAATGTCAGAGGAGCAGAAGCAGCAGGCCGAGAAGATCTCGGCGGAAATCAACAAGCTTACGCCGGAAATGCGTGAGAAGGCGCTGATCTTTATGCAGGGCATGGCTGCTATGGTGCAGCCGAAGAGCGAGAAGAAGGAGGCGTGAGAGGATGCCAAAGCTGACGCAAGCTGAGAAATATCTTGCTAAAAGAATCCTTTTGGAAGAGGCCGATAGAACCGAAGAGAACGGCCGGAAGTGGGCCGAGGCCGCAGAGGCTGGGGTAAGAACAGCAGAAGAACGGACGAAATTCCGCGAGGTAGCGGCATACCTGTACAAAACGGCTGAGAAAATCCGAGGAATCGTCGGGAAGATCGAGAGCGAGAAGAAAGAACAGCCAGCGTAAATCTGAAAAATATGGAAAAACTAACGCCGGAAGGAGGCTGAACCATGAGAAAGCCGTATGACCCGATCGCGGACGAAGAGCCGCACATCGTGGCCGAGTATCATTTCCAAAACTGCACGGCGTATATCGCCGACAACTACCTGCGCCGGCTGACGCCGGAGCAGAAAGAAGCCAACCGGCAGGCTGCCCGCCGCGTGGCGTGGCAGATCCTCGAGCGGGCCGCAGCCGAAGGGCGTCTGCCCACGGCCAGCAATTAAACGCGCCGCAAGGCGCGTACATAGGAGTCGATATTATGGCGAACATCAAGACCTACAACCTGACGCTGGATGCGCAGGAGCTGCACGATCTGATCGAAGCGGCGATGGTGTGTGAGTGCCAGGCGGCGCAGATCATAAACGGGCTGAAGCGCAAGGGGCTGGACCTGGACGCGCAGAAGCTCGTGACACAAAACGCCCGTCTGGCGCGGCTCGTCAGGCGGATGCAGGAAGCAAAGAAGGAGACAGCATGACAAATTTCGGGAAGACCGTGCGCAAGCGGCTGATCGATCTGGACAAGACGCAGGACTGGCTGGCCGCGCAGGTCAGGGGGATGGGGATCCACTGCGATAAGACATATCTCAGCAAGATCCTGAATGGAGCCCAGAAGGGCAAGCAGGTAAAGGCTGCGATCGAGAAGATTCTGGATCTGGAAGGGGGTGCGCTGGGTGGATGAGATCGAGAAAAAAACGATCGCCGCACTGGAACAGCAGTTGCAGCTGCTGGCCCAGAACGGCGGATCGCCTGCCGGAAAGGAAGAAACGTGCAACGCAATCACGGTCCTGACTGCGCTGCTGCATGAGCTGCGGCAGTTTTAGGAATCAGAGCCGCAATGAGCGTCGAGCCCGCGATAGATGCGGTTGAAAAGCACAGCAATCTGGTCGCCGAGAGATTCATTGCTCGAATCAGTAATGATCAGATTGCCCTTTTCGATCGCGGCAAGCGCGAGCTGAAGCGCAATTTCAGACCTCGTCATATGTTCACCTCCCCTCATATTGACACGATCATTATAAGAGGGGAATAGAGACGTGTCAACAAATTGGACGGAAGAAGATAAGGAGAAGCACTATGAGAACCAACCTTGCGGAGCGGCTCGGGTATGAGCCGGAGGAAGAGACCAGGGAGCGGCAGGAGCGACTGCTGGAGGAGCTGCGGTACCGGGAGGCCATGCGGCGGGTGGCGAAGACCTGCTGCGTGTGGCTGGGCGGCGCGGCCTTTGTGCTGGCGGTGATCGCCGGGTACGCAGAGATGACAGACGCATGCGTCGTGACCGGCGCGATCGCGTTGGGCCTGACGACCTACGGGATCCTGTGAAGCCGGTGAAGGACGAGCCAAAGATCATCGTCGAGCTCCGGCCGGATCAGCTGGCCAGCCTGATCGATGCGTTGGGCTTGGCGTCAGAATGCGAGCAGGAGGACGCCGAGTGCCTGAACAGCATGGACCGCGTCAACGCGCAGTGCGTCGCCGACACGGTTGCCAGGCAGGACAAATACGCGAAGCTCGCAGCCTGGATGCAGCACGTGCAGGAGGAATCAGAGTGAATTATTTTGCGCCGCGCATGCGGCCCATCCCGCCGCCCTGCGGCCGGAACTGCCCGGACCGAAGCGGCACATGCCGCGCCGGGTGCTGCACCTGGACGCTATATGAGAGCATCCGGAACCACATCTACGACGTCAACCACCGTGACAGGGACAGCCTGCAGCCCGACCTTGCAGCGGGAAAGCAGATGGTCCATGCCGACAACCAGATAAGGAGGCGCAAACACATTGCGAAATAGCATCGATTACCCCGGCGAGCGGGCGCCGCGGCGCCCCGCCGTGATCGCACAGGCTGGATACACCGGCCAGAACCACTTTTCCGTTACATATGGCGATCAGAAAGTGACCGTCCGCGCCGAGGACGGCTATGCGGCCATTTTCACCGCCGCCAAGCACTGGGGCTATAAATTCACCCGCCCGGAGTACCATCAGAACGCTCGCGCGACCAAGCTCCACTACACGCCGGACACCCGGCCGGGGGCACTGATATGAGGTTTGTATGTGATGCCTGCCAGGATATCACGAACATCGAGGCTGACCGGATGGAGATCCAGGGCGAGAAGCTGATGGTGTACAGCCGCGGCGCCATGCTGGAATGGGCGTGGTGCCAGCACGTTGGGAAACAGACCTGTTTCGACCTGGCGGCGTTTGGAGGTGCAAAAGCGGAATGAAATGGCATATTGCAAGTGTCAGCTGGGGCAAGGACAGCCTGGCCATGCTCCTAATGCTGATTGCCAAGGGCTACCCGCTGAATGAGGTGGTTTTCTACGATACCGGAATGGAGTTTGAGGCGATTTACCACACACGGGATCAAATGCTACCCCGCCTGGAGCAGCTGGGGATCAAGTACACCAGACTGGAGCCGGAAAACCCGTTCCTGTTTGATATGCTGGAAAGGCCGGTTTGCAGTAAGCAGAAAGGCACACACCAAGGTTATGGCTGGTGTGGCGGCCTCTGCCGCTGGGGAACCACGGGGAAGCTGAAAGCCATGGACAGGTACGCGGAGGCGCGGGACGCTATGGTTTACGTTGGCATAGCTGCCGACGAAACACCACGACTGGAAAAAGAACGGAAGACGTATAAACTGCACCCGCTGGCGGAGTGGGGCATGCCGGAAGCCGACGCCATGGCATATTGCTATGAAAACGGGTTTTCGTGGCTGGAGGGCACGATCCGCCTTTATGACGTGCTGGACCGTGTTTCGTGCTGGTGCTGCTGCAACAAGAACCTGCGGGAACTGCGGAATATGTATATTTACCTGCCGGAATACTGGGAGCGCCTGAAAGACCTGCAACGGAAAATAGACAGGCCAATGAAAGGCTATTACAAAGGCAAGCCGCGCGGCGTGTTTGAACTGGAACAACGGTTCCGCGCAGAATTGGAACAGGAGGCAAGAGCATGAGTAAAGCTGTTTTGATCAGCATTCGCCCGGAGTGGTGTGAGAAGATCATAAACGGGCGGAAGACCATTGAGGTGCGCAAGACGCGCCCGAAGATGGATACGCCGTTTAAGTGCTACATCTACAAATGCGGAAATGGCAAAGTCGTCGGGGAATTTCTGTGCGATGAGATCAGCAACATTACCTTCGGCTGGCACATATCCAACCTCAGGATTTACGACACCCCGCGCGAACTGCGGGAATTTTACGCTGTGCCAAATGAGGTAGAGGTAGCGCTCAAGGCAAAACCCAAGCCAATCACCCGACCGCCGCAGAGCTGGCGGTATGTGGAGGAAGAACTATGGGACGATTGACTGAAAAGCACTATCTCGCGGAAGACCACTACATGAAATGCTCGGAAGACTGCAACGTGGATATGGATTGCGTGGATTGCCCTGCGTTTGACAAGCTAATTGAGCGCCTAGCGGCCTACGAGGACACGGGCCTGACGCCGGAGGAAATCAAGGCTCCATTTACGGAGGACACGATGATAAATCTGGCAGCGCAGGCGCTGGGCGTGGAGGCTGACCGCCTCCGCGAGCTTGCCGAGGCCGACAAGGACGGGCGCGTGGTGGTGCTGCCGTGCAGGCAGGGAGATGAACTGTGGACATACTGCAATCACCCGGTTAAGCGGGTATATAGTTTTACCGTATCGGACGTGAGCACGCTGAACGGGCGGACTGTGCTGAATACGCTAGGTCTCGGGACGATCAGACCAGAGGACATCGGCAAAACCGTATTTTTGAGCCTCAAAGAAGCCGAGAAGGCTTTGCGGGAAATGGAGGACAAGAAGGATGATTAAAAAAAGAGTGTGTTTTAACGTCCGAGGAGAGTTCGGAGCGCAGATGAGCTTCGAATCAGAAAACACGATCCCGTATGAAGATCTGTGCAAGTGTGTCAACAAGGATACGTTGGTTGAGCTGATGTGCCTCGACAGACTCGGCTATACCGGCGACGATATTCAGTTCATCACGCCAGAAGAATACGACGAGCGCTTTGGAGATAACGAAGATGGTTGACGAATACATCAGCCGCGAGGCGGCGCTGCAGGAAATGGAGGGCAAGAAGGATGGCTGATTATATCCGGCGCGAGGATGCGCTATTTGCGTTACGGAAAGCAGAACGCGGTGGAAGCATGACGGCACTAACACGGTTGGAACGCGCATATGCCGAAATTCGGGAAATGCCCGCCGCCGACGTTGCGCCGGTGGTGCGGTGCAGGGGCTGCGCCGCCTGGAAAAGAAACGTTGGCATTGTCGACAGCCCGAACGGACACTGTTTCGAGCACGATATTGATACAAACGGGCAGGATTTCTGCAGCTACGGAAAATATCAGACAAATACGGGAGGCGTGACCGAATGAGCGGCCTGCGGTTTGAATCCATGGCGGACATACCGCCGAGGATGCGGGAGGCTTACGCGCGGCAGATGCGCGACCTTTCAGGCGCTGCGGCGCCAGATCCCCTTCGCAAGGGGAGCTATGGGAAGACGAAGTACGGCAGCAGGAAGGATACGCGCGGCGAGCTGCGCTTCGACAGCCAGAAGGAGGCGCGGCGGTATGACGAGCTGATGGTGATGCTTCGGGCCGGGATCATCTCCGATCTGCGCCTGCAGCCGCAGTTCACCTTGCAGGAGAGCTACATCACCGAGGCCGGCGAGCGCATCCGCGCAGTGCGGTACACGGCGGACTTTTCGTACAAATTCGGCGGCAAGCTCGTCGTCGAAGATGTGAAGTCCAAGCCGACGCGGACAAAGGAGTATCTGCGCAACCGCAAATTCATGCGGTCAAAATTTGGGACCGACATACAGGAGATTTAAACATGCCGGAAGAAAAAAACGAGAGCAGCCCGCGCGAGGCATGCGGGCTGCCGAAGCAGGGCAATGCCTGTCCGTATGCAAAGCTCGCGCCGGTTCTTTGCGCGCGGTGCGGCTGGAACCAGGAGGAGCACGCGCGGCGGCAGGCGCTGCCGCTGACCGAGAACGCCGACGGGCTGCGGCACAAAGACATCAGACAGCCCGAGGACTAAGATCAGCAATCAGCCGGGGGACCATATTTTTTCGGACTTATGCCGCGGCCGCTCCGCCATGAGACGGCTGCGGGAGGATCACCCCGGCTCTGCACCCGGCCCGCGACACCTCAAGCCCGCGGGCCGGGGATAAAAAGCGCGTGTGGAACGTGCGCGCGAATGGGAACCGTCAACGTTACCCCACGCCGGGTGTCGGGATCGCCCGGCGGCATCGTGTTACCTCCTTATGGAAAGCTGCCTGAGCAGACAAGGGCAGCTCGTCTGCGGCGACAGGGGGACGCGCAGGCGCAGGCGGTGTGAGTCCGCCCTGCATAGGGGCCGGGAGACCGGCCCCTGACGAAAGGAGAATGGAAATGTCACACGTAGTCGACCTGACGGACATGGACTTTGAATATTTGCATGTAATCGGGCGGGATACCAGCAAAAAAGGAGATACGGCACACTGGATCTGCCGGTGTAAATGCGGGACCATCTGCAGCAAGGACGGCAGATACCTCCGGAACGGGCATGCAAAAAGCTGCGGCTGCTTCCGGAAAGAACGCGCGGCCACGCTCGTCACCAAGAGGGATCCAGCCAAAAAGCCAAAAGCCGAACCGAAGAAGAAAAAATTCGGCAGTGGCCCGCAGCGGGCAGGCTCCGGGATCTGCTACAACACACTCTGCCCGACGCGCAACAACTACCGCGGCGCCTGGAGCTGCACCGAATGCCGCTTCTGCCCGGAACGCAAATTTGCCCGCCAGTCGAGGCGGGAGATCATCACAATTTGAAGGGAGTATCAAAATGGAAGGGATCATGAAAGGAACTGGAGGCGGCGCAGGAATGACAGACACAAAAAACATCTATTGGTCTGCGATTGAGACATTTGGCTATGATTTGCAGATTGCGGTTGCTATAGAAGAAATGGCAGAGCTGACAAAGGAGCTGTGCAAGGCGCAGCGGGTGACGTTTGCGGGACGCGGCGGGCTTGGAGACGGACTGATTGACAACTATGACGAGATCGCCGAGGAGATCGCGGACGTGCAGATCGTGCTGGATGAAATGATGTGGGCGTTCGGTGTAGCGGCAGAGGTACAGTACGCCAGAAAGCAAAAGCTCGCACGGCTGGAAATGCGGATCGAGAAAGCAAGAGAGGCACGCGGGGATAATCGTGAGCACACCGCACATTGGGAGGAGCTGGGCCCGAAAGGAGATCCATGGCATGCAAAGCTGAATGGGCCGGGGCCAGATCCCAAAGGAGCGCGAGGCGCGTGGGGGCACTGCCCGAAATGCGGGGCATCAGATTGCGAATGGGACGCTGAGACAGACGTATGCACATGCAAGGCATGCGGATACACGAACTGACCGTTGAAACTGTGGCCGGAATTTCCGGCCACGCTTTGAGCGGGCAGATGGCCATGTAGGGGCGGACGGCTCTGTCCGCCCGGGAGAAAGAGGTGTGGATGATGGCAAAGAGACACAAGCGCCGCCTGTTTACAGGGGCGGTATGTACGCAGATCGTTTATACCGTGTCCGATGGCGCGGACAAAAAAACCAGCAAGCCGCGAAAGCCGCGCTTCCAGACGCAGGCGGAGCGCGATGAATTCAACAGCAAGCAATCGCTGGATCGGCTCGTTGCGCTGATGAACGCCAATTTCTCGCCCACAAGCCTGTATTCCACCCTGACATTGGATACAGAAAACGAGGTACATACCGCAGAGGAAATGCGCAGAGTGCGCGACAACCTTGTGCGCCGCATGCAGTATCACTATCCGGAGGCCAAAATCGTTGCTTTCTACGGAAGAGGAAAAACAACCAATCGCTTCCATTTGCACCTGGTAACAGAGGGGATCCCGGAAGAAGCCATCGGCGGGCTTTGGGGGCTCGGCAGCGTGATCGAGGTTCGGCACCTGAGAAAGCACAATTATTATATAGATGAGCAGGGAAACAAGGTCGACCACGGCCAGGACTACACAGCACTGGCCAGTTACCTGCATGCGCACTGGAGAAAAGGATTCGGCGGCCACAGGTACAAAGCGACGCGAAATTGTATCCGACCAGAGCCGGAACCTGCGACCGAGGCCGTGCGCGAGTACAGCCTAAAGCATCCACCAGTTGCCCCGCGCGGCTATATCCTCGTCGAGGCCCGGACGACAAAGTACGGGTATCAATATTATAAGTATGTAGTCGACCCAAGATCAGAGCACAAGCGGAACGGGAGCCGCTTAAATTAAACCTTGTATATGCGTAAGGTTTTAAGACGAAAGGGTGATAGGGACGAGCGACTACTGGCACAGGGAGTATATCTGCCCATTCTGGCAGGCAGCCGGGAAAAAGACGATCCGCTGCGAGGGAGAATGCGTGCTCGCATTTCCTGAGAGGCGGGAGACGTCAGACTACATCACGCGATACTGCGCCAGCTTTGACTACGTGCGGTGCAGCATCGCGGCGGCGAAGCTCCGATACTACGAAAGAACAGAATGAGAGCCGAAGCGCATGCGGAACGCCGTATGCGCTCATTCTGCGTGCGTGGGGTGAAAAGATTTTCCGGATACGCTATGCTGAAAAGCAGAAGGGAGGCGTGAGCCATGGCGAGGAAACCGAAGTATGAATCCGTGGAGCAGATCGAAGAGCTGATCGAGGCGTATTTTGAGAGCTGCAAGGGAGAGATCCTGCGGGATAAGGACGGAGACATCGTTTTCAACCAGAAAGATGGGACTCCGGTCTGGGTGGGGCGGAAGCCGCCGACGATCCCGGGGCTTGCGCTGGCACTGGGCTTTTCCAGCAAGCAGAGTCTGTATAACTACAAGGCCAGGAAAGAATTTATGGACTCGATTTCGCGCGCGCAGACGCGCGTGGAACAATATACGGCCGAAAGACTGTTCGACCGGGATTCTCAGCGGGGCGCGCAGTTCGCGCTGGAGTATGCGTTCCGGTATCGCAGAGACGCCGGGGACGAAAAGCAGGAGACCGGCGGAACGCGGATCCTGCTGGAAAATGACGCGGAGGAGTCCAGCGAATGAAGACGTTGGATCTTGGAACTGCGCAGCCGAAGCAGGTGCTTTTCCTGAAAGACAAGCACAGGCATATCGCCTACGGCGGCGCCCGCGGCGGTGGGAAGAGCTGGGCTGTGCGCGTGAAGGCGATTTTGCTTGCCAGCAAGTATCCCGGTATCAAGGTGCTGATCGTCAGAAGGACATACAAGGAACTGCAGAACAACCACATTGCGCCGCTGCAGGGGATGCTGCATGGGATTGCGAAGTACAACAAGACGGACAAGGAATTCACATTCCCGAACGGTTCGAAGATCTCCTTCGGCTACTGCGCAAAGGAAAGCGACGTCGGACAATACCAGGGCGCAGAATACGACGTGGTATTCCTGGACGAGGCCGGGCAGATGCAGAAATCGTGGATCGATGCGATCAATGCTTGCGTGCGAGGAACGAACGGATTTCCAAAGCGGACGTATTATACGCTGAACCCCGGCGGCCCGGGGCATGCGTATTTCAAGCGGGTGTTTGTCGACCGGAACTTCAACGACGATGAGGACCCGGATGATTACTTTTTCATTCAGGCGAAGGTACAGGACAACAAGGCGCTTATGAAGGCGCAGCCGAAGTACCTGCGGGAACTGGAGAAGCTGCCGCCGGCGCGCCGCGCCGCATGGCTCGAGGGCCGGTGGGACGCATACGAAGGGCAGTTTTTTGAAGAGTTCGTGGACGACCCAAAGCATTACACGGACCGGCGCTGGACGCATGTCATCGAGCCGTTTGAGATTCCGGACGGATGGACGATCTGCCGGAGCTATGACTTCGGCTACGGGAAGCCGTTCTCCTGCGCATGGTGGGCAGTTGACTATGACGGGACGATCTACCGGATCATGGAGCTGTACGGCTGCACGCAGACACCGAACGAGGGCGTCAAGTGGACACCGGATCAACAGTTCTCGGAGATCCACAAAACAGAGACACAGCACCCTTGGCTGAAGGGGAAGAACATCCTCGGCGTGGCAGATCCGGCGATCTGGGACGCGTCACGCGGCGAGTCGATCGCAGATACCGCAGCGCGGTACGGCGTATATTTCACGAAGGGCGACAACGAGCGGATCGCGGGGTGGATGCAGTGCCACTACCGGCTGCAGTTTGACGAGGACGGATATCCGCGGATGTATGTCTTCAACACCTGCAGGGCGTTCATCCGGACGATCCCGCTGCTCATCTACGACGAGCACAAGGTAGAGGATCTGGATACGACGATGGAAGACCACGTCGCGGACGAATGGAGATATTTCTGCATGTCGAGGCCGATCAAGCCGATCCGGGCTGTGAAAGAGCAGCGGATCCTTTTTGATCCGCTGGACATGATGAAACGGAGGTAAGGCCATGCTGGCACCACAACTGACGGAGACTGAGAAGCAGACCATGATGACGGAGGTCTTTCTCGGATACAACCACAACCTCGAACTCGCGGACGGGGAGTTTTACGACATGGAGAATCTGTCGGCGGATAATTATCCGCTGCTCGCGCCGCGGCCAAGGAGAGGGACGGCGCAGGCGATCGAGGGCGTGCAGGGGATTTTGGCGAAGGATGCACTGTGCTGGGTGCAGAACCAGGTGCTTTATATCAACGGCGCTTCCATGGAGGCGTATATGCCGTCCGTATCCATTTCGGCGGGGGAAAAGCAGCTCATTTCCATGGGCGCGTATCTGTGCATCTTCCCGGATGGGATCTACTTCAACACCGAGAAGTATTCCGACAATGGGTACATGGGGCAGGAGAATGTGGTCGACGCATCGAGCACGAACGTGGAAATTTCTCTTTGCCTCGTCGACGGGACGGCGCTGACGGTGAGCTATAAGCAAGCCGGCCAGCCGGAAAACCCGACGAATGGCCAGTACTGGCTGGATACGTCCGGCAAGCTCCATACGCTCAAGCAGTGGGCGGAGGCGACGAGCCAGTGGGTATCCGTGCCGACGGTGTATCTGAAGCTTTCTGCCAATGGCATCGGTCGAGGTTTCAAGCAGTATGACGGCATTCAGCTTTCGGGCCTCAGCGGAAACGAGCAGGTCGAGAAGCTCAACGGCAGCCAGATCCTGTACGACGTGGGTGAGAGCTACCTCGTGATCGTGGGCCTCGTCGACGAGACGACGAAGGTGACGAGCGGGACGGTGAAGACGGCGCGGAAGGTCCCAAGCATGGACTTCATCACCGAGAGCGGGAACCGGCTGTGGGGCTGCAAGTACGGCGTGGCGGACGGCGAGACCGTCAATGAGATCTACTGCTGCAAGCTGGGCGATTTTAAGAACTGGGAGTGCTATCAGGGCGTGTCGACGGATTCATGGCGCGCGAGCTGCGGCACGGACGGGAAGTGGACCGGCGCGGCGACGCTGGCGGACAGCCCGATCTTCTTCAAGGAGGACTGCTTCCACCGGGTGTATCTGTCGGCGACGGGGGCGCATCAGGTGGTCGTGCAGAAGTGCGCGGGTGTGCAGAATGGGTCTGCCAAGAGCCTCGTCGTGGTGGACGACCGGCTGTATTACAAATCGCGGATGGGCGTTTGCGTGTACGACGGGAGTCTGCCGAGCGAAATCGGCAGCTGCTTCGGGACGAAGCTCTACTACAATGCCGTGGCCGGCGGCGCCAGAGGGAAGTATTTCATCAGCATGGAGGATGAAGGCCATAACTGGTCGCTGTTCGTCTACGACACGAGAAAGGGTCTTTGGCACAGGGAGGACAGCACCCACGCAGAGGACTTCGCCAGGGTGGACGATGAGCTGTACTTCCTTGAGGACGGGACGCTCAAAACCGTGTACGGCAGCGTCGGGACGCTGGAAGGCCCGGTCGGCTGGATGGCGGAAACGGGGATCATGACGTATGGGCTGGTCGGGAAGAAGTATGTGTCCCGGATCAACCTGCGGATGCAGCTGCCGAAGGAGTCGAGCGTTGATTTCTGGGTGCAGTATGATTCGGACGGCGTCTGGCGGCACTGCGGGCACATTGAGGGCCGGGGGCTGCGGACCTTCCTGCTGCCGATCCGCCCGGCCAGATGCGACCACCTGAAGTTCCGGCTGACGGGAAAGGGCGAGATGAAGATGTTCAGTCTGGCACGGGTGCTGGAGGCTGGAAGTGATGCGTAAGACGGGAGGCACGATATGGGCAGTCTGACACTTGCATACCCGTCGATCGCGGGGAAGACGACGCAGGAGCAGCTGGAGAGCATGCGGCGGTATCTGTGCAGCGTGACGGAGCAGCTGAATCTGGCGGACTGGTCGGCGAAGGCGACGCTGACGGAGATCTCGCAGGCCATCGACGCGGACAGCCTCTCCGAGGCGGAGAAAAAAACGACGCTCTCCGGCTATGGAGCGCTGAAAGCGCTCATCATCAAGACGGCGGACTTCGCCGCGGCAAATTCAGAGACGTGGTCGACGAAGCTGTCCGGCAGCTATGTGGCCATCTCGGACTTCGGCAAGTATCTCGAGAAGACGCAGCTGACGATCGAGGGAAACTCGGTCGGCATCAAGCAGCTGTATGACTACACGGCGGGCGTCAACAATCAGTTCTCGGTGAATTCGCAGCAGTACATCAAGACGGGGCTGCTGTACTACAAGGACGCTGTGCCGGTCTACGGCGTGGGCGTGGGGAACATCGAGACGACAGTGACGGACGGCGGCGAACGGGTCATCGACCAAACGAAGAACGAGCTGGTGACGGTGACGCCGGATCGGGTGAGCTTCTGGCAGGACGGGCAGGAGGTCGCGTATTTAAGCGACAAGAAGCTGCATTTCCCATCCGGGACGCTGGAGGCG